TATATCTTTGTATAGATGGATCAACATCTGCTGCATCTAATAGTCTTTTAGCTTCTAATAGTTTAGCGATTGTTAAACCATCAGTTTGTGATGCAGAGAATGGTTTTTGTCCAGCTGGAAGTGTAACAGAAGTAGATCCAGTTTCACCTGAAAATGCTGTTCCACCTAAAGCTGTGATTATAACATCATCCATCGCTCTTCCCATAGCAGCAGCCGCAGCTTTTGCGTAAGAAGAAGTAGGATCAATCAATAATCTTACTTTGTCGGCATTGTCTATTAGATCAGCCCATTCGTAGTCTGCAAGACTTACTCTTCGTCTAGAATGTGGCGTATCAATTTGTGGTGTATCTGCGTGTCTAGAAGTTCTTAGTTGAGCAGTAGTTTTACCTACTTGATCAAAAAAAGCATTCTTTCCAACAACTGTTTCAACATCCACAGCTTCTCGTAATACTGATCCCATTTGCTGAGACAGCATTTGTACGTTTGAACTATACTGCTGTACAAAAGCAGTAGTTATTTGATTTGACATATTGTCATCTCCTGTTGGTTTGTTAGTTAAAAAAAGTCAGAAAGTTCCCTGTTAAACAGGCTATCTTGCATTTAACGACTGTTAGTCGGTTGTCTTTTCCAAACTGCCAAGTAAGGTTCTATTGAATTATCTTACTTCTTTTTTGTGATATTATTATCACTAACAACCCACCTATAATATTCTGAAGCGATTGGCAATGGATTATTTTTTTGCTGTTCAGAGCCAGAATCCATAACAATCCTAAGTATTTCTAACCTTAGTTCTTTATCATTAAGATGACTATTGTTCTCCGCCATATAGCATTTCTCTAAGTTCTAGAACTTGATTTACAACCTTTTTATGATTTGGATGGTTTTTATTCCAATAAGCACCATCTCTATCTAAAGTTAATTCATCAATTTCTTTTTCAATATCTTTAACACTTACAGCGTTACCAGATTCAGAACTTACAATTTTATCTTCTGACGTAGTTTCTGCTATCTTTGCAAAGGCTCTAATCATTTTAGGATGATCACCAATTCTAGTTCCATCTCTTAATTGCATATCTAAAAAATCTGCATCAAGATACGTTTTAGCTACAGAACCAGCTCTTTTAAGGTTTTCATCAAATGATCTACCCCACTCCTGTCTTAATTCATTTGCTGATTGAGCTTGTGCAGATTCAGCATTGACTGACATTTCTTTAGCAGATTGTTCGATAGTTGATTTATAAAACTCAAGTATGCCTTGAGCTTGTTTATTATTCAAACCAAGTTTATGTGCATTAGTTGCAAATGCTTTGATTGAATTTTCATCAACTGGAGCAATTTCAGATTTAAAATCTAATTTATATTCTGTTGGAGATATTGGTCTGCCAAGTTTAGCATACACTTCGTTCCATTGATCTTCTGTTGAGTTTTTATTTGGTATGGAAATTTTATCCGCACCAATCATTTTAGTTGCGTTGATATAACTTTTTGCAAGAGCATCTAGTTCTGTAAATTTTGAAATGTTTGGATCATTTCTAAATTCTTCAGAGATTGCTTCTTTCCAAGTTTTCCCTGCAACTGTTGTTTGTGGTTGTGTTGTATTAAGTATTGGAACTGTCGCCTGTGGTGTACTTTCTGTCGTCACAGGCTGAACAGTTTGTTCAGTTGTCTGTACTTCTGACATTTTATTTTCCTTTTACGTTATCATTGAGCAGCATGTTTTTAATAAATAGAAGAACGCTGCGTTGTCCCTCCATATATGCACTTTCATGACTATCACCTCTAACATTGGTGGTAGTATTATAGTGGCATCTCTTTTCAAGATCAGTCATAACTAATTTGCCATGATCTGAATTGAATACTATTTTATAGTTCTCTTTTAACTGCAGTAGTTCTTTTTCCATTAATTTTATTCTTCACCTCTAACTAACGCTTGTGCCTCTTCAGGTAAAGCCTTTGCTAAAGGTGCAACTTGTCCACCAGCTTGTGCTATTTGTTGCATCTGTGCTAACTGTTGTTGTTGCATCATTTGTTGTTCTTTTTGTTGTCGTATTGCATTAACTTCATTTTGTGATTTTAATACTTTAGCAGGAACTCCTACAATGTCAGCTAAATGTCTAACTAGTTGATCAATATCCACATGATCAAATACTGGTGATACTCTTGCTAAAGAACCAAATATTTCTATAGCTCTCATAATAGATTGTAACTCTGAAGCCTTTTGTGCTTTGGCAAGTGGAGATACATATTCGATTTGTATGTCTTTGCCTTGTAAAAATTCTGGTGGTTGTCTAAACATTTTTCTTCTAAATAGAATTGCAAATACTCTATCAATCATTGGTCTTAGTAATTCTGATTGTAGTCTTCCAAGAACTGGACCAAGCAATCTCATCTTCTCTTCGTTTCTTTGGATAACTTCTGTAGCAGTCATTTGTGGACCTTGTTGCATCATTAATTGATTTACATAAAACACATCTCTGATTGCACCACGTCTTTGCTCTTCCATATTTAAACCTAATGGATTGTTCGCACCAATATTTAATGGTTCAATTCTGTCTCTAGTTCCAGATCTATAAAAATTTAATCCGCCTGGTACTGTTCGCACAGGTAATATAAATCCATCATCAGGAACTAATAGTGGTGGATCAACTTGTTTCTGTGCAGCTTTAATGGTTGTCTTAGACATTTCATTTAACATCTTAACATCTGGTAAAGCTGTCATCGCTGGTGATCTTCCATAAATTTCAAACGATGCTTTTAAATATCTTGGCACGACATAAGGAAACTCGTTAAATCCAGATTGTGATATTTCATGTTTGTTATCTGGTTCAATGTAGCACGATGCAAATGGCATGTTCTTGTTATCACGTTTGTTAGGATTATAATTTTCTCTTGGATAAACTACATGCAAGATTGAAACTTCTTCGTATGGATCTTTTGTTGCTGTAACTCTAATTTGTTTTGAAACATTTGCTTCACCAAATTGCATGATTGCAGCTCTGGCTGAAATTCTAAAATGTCTAAATACTGTATCTATTCTTCCTTTATTATTTTCTGAAATATAAATTTCATTTATGTGTCTAGTTGAAAATCGTATGATGTCATCTGGATCTTCTTCAATATACATTGCTGAAGTTCCAAAAGTAATTAGATCGTGATACAGTTCAAAAATTTCTTGTTGAAAATTAGATCTATTAAATGCGTCATACATTTTTTCAGTTGCATCTTCTAACCATTCATTAGCTTCATCTTCATCTACAAAATCTATATTTTTAAATTTTAGAGAAAACCAAGGAACAGATGGATTAGTAAGCATACCATGTAATGAAGCTGATAATAATTCAACAGCATGTAGTGGTGATGAATCAAAAATTAACTCTGATCTCTTATCGCCTTTGGATCGTTGCTTAGTTACATCTGCTTTTCTTGGCAACATATAATCTGCAACTTCTTGCCAATGCGACTCCCAAGTTTGACGTTGCGTTTTTAATTTATGAAATCTTGCAAGAAGATCTTTGACTAAAGGTGATTCAGCCACGTTATCCTCCTAGCAACGTAGATGTTCCAAGCGTTGCTGGTTGTTCAACCCCTGTTGATGATGTGAGTATGGTTGGCGATTTTCCTCTTCTTCGTTTTCTAACTGTCATTGGTTCTGTTGCACTAGCTGCAGTTGCTTGAGATACTTCTGCGGTAGTTGGTGCAGAATACATAGGTGCAGGTCTAGGTGCAGGTTGTGATATAATGCTTGTAATTGGTTTTGTAACTGCTGATACTGCTCCACCCATATTATGAACCTAGTAATGTTTTCTTCTCTGTTGTTGCTTCTTCAACAAGTGGAGATGTTAATATTGTACTTGCTCTACCTTTTCGTTTTCTAATAATTTCATCTTGCTCAGCTTTTATTTTTGCCTTTTCTTCAGCAGATAGTTCTGCAGAAGGTGGTGGTGGTAAAGGTTGCACAGGTGGCAACGATGGCATCTTTGGTGAAAATAATGAACCCATATTTATATAATTTTATAGCTATTATCTGCTACACTTTGCGGTGCTGATTGTCTAGTATTTATTTCTTGTAACCCTAAAGCTAGATATCTCATAGCATCACAAGCATGTGAACTCCAATCGTGTACTGGCTTAGATCTAAATACTCTATTTTTATCTATATATTTTCTATGGTAATGTCTTAACGCATCAATTAATTTTTTGCAACTATCTGTGTCTATCCAACATCTTGGTAGCAACATAGATACAGCGTGTATGCCATCCTCTAAAGATATTTTTGGTATAACTTTAAATCTAATTCCTAGCTGATAAGCAACCTCACGTCTGGTTCTACCATTACTAAAATCTGTAACTTCAATATCGTGTGGTGCGTAATGATTGTTATAGATATAATCTTTAGATTTTAATATCTGAACATAGTGAGGTAAACCTTGACCACGTTCCTCATAGTAATCAATAATGTTTACTGCTCTACCTAATTGTTGAAAGAATATTATAGCTGAATGATCTGATACGCCTAAATCCCAGGCTGTATTTACTGCAAGTGATGGATCATAAGGAACTCTTGTTAGTTGTTTAGCATTCTCAATTTTAATTAAAACATCATTGTAAATAGCACCTTCAATATTTGCTATCCAATCGCATTCAAACTCTTGTCTAAATTTCTTTTCACCCATTACCTCTTTTGCTTTTGTAAGTTCATCTAGATCAACAATCTTAGTTTCAGAAGCTCTTGCTATGTAATGCAACCAATCTTTATTAGCTTGTGCGTGTTGGTATAGTTCATAGAAGTTGTTATTTGTTCCTTGTGGTGTTCCTATAAATACGCACCAACCCTTTCTGTCAGATAATGCTGGTCGTATAATCTCAGTAAATAACTTGCCATTGATGTTGGCATATTCATCAATAACGCAGCCATCAAGATAGATACCTCGTAATCCATCAGAGTTCTCAGCACCTAATAAAGTTATTCTAGCACCATTGGGTAAATCACACCTTAGTTCTGTTTCATTGAATTTCACATTAGGAATTAGAGATGTAAACTGTTTCATGTAATCCCAAGCAATAGATTTAGCTTGTTTGAATGTTGGTGCAATGTAGGCAAATCTTGGATTAACTGATGTTGCTTTTAAGGCAGACATTAGAAGATGATTAATCATACATACAGTTTTGCCAAACCTTCTATGGCAGACTAACACAGACCATCTGTATTTCTTTAGTTTAAAATGTAGATAGGTTTGTTTATCTCTTGGATAGTAAGGAATCTTATAATTAATCTTACCATCACTAACTATAGTTTCTTTAATCTGTTGTAACGCCATTAGTGGTAGTATTTAGATTTGTCGTTTTCAAATATACTATTATCAATATTAAGCATCATCATCAACCAAGAACTGAATAAGGCGGAATGTTGTTTGTTTTTAAAACCTGTAAACTTTACTGATACAGAGTTATCTTTATCAATAAAAACTACAGCTTTAAGGCTGGATGTTTCAAAGAAATCTTCATCGTTCTGGTGCATACAATTCATATAACTTGATATTATATTTTTACAAAACTTATTTAAATGGGTGTCAGGCAGAAAAGGATGGTGGGTTGTTTGCTGGGGGTGGGGTATGTGTGTCTTGGATTTTATAGTTTGTGGTGTGGCTAAGGCTGTGGCTAACTGTGTTCTGCAGTCCCATCAATATATATAATAGAAAAGGCGGCTACATTGTGGGGGTAGGTATAGGGTTGCATCTTAAAAAATGCTTTGTTTATAGCTCGAATACCTTGTTTATATGTGTACATCTGTTGCCGATAATTAATCATTATCGGAAATAATTAGTTATGGTCCCTGTTATATACTACTAATAGTATAGATCCGATTTAATACACACTTTTGGTTGTATGTTGCCTTTGCTTATAAATAGCAAGTCTTCAACACTATTTAATATTATAACTTATACACACGCTTTTAAATTTAATTCTTGATCCATTCTTGATTGGTTTTTCTTTTATTCTTTTATTTCAATTCCTGGTTATGCTGTTCATAACTTTTTTTCTTTTCTTTTATCTTTTCTTTTTTTGTCTTTGTCTTTTCTTGCTCGTTGTATTTTTGCAACAAGTTGTATTTATGCAACAAATATTAATTGGTTGTAATTATGCAACAAAATAAAAAAAATAATTATTTTAATTTTAACTATTGACTTAACAAATAATATATCCTAATTGGTTATTAAACAACAATGGAGGTAATACAATGAAAAGCAAAATAAGAGTTGTTTTTGAATATGAACGATTAGAAGTTGAATGGCGTGGTAATTCTACTTTTAATGTTTATTCAATAGATGAAGTAGGAAGTAGAGATCACCAGGAACTTGATTGTTTTACAAATTACAATGTTAAAACAATTAAACAGGCACAGGCTGCCTCTGATGAATATATTAAACAAACTTATATGAAAGTTGCTTAAATGTTTAAAAAAATAAACTTAATATATAGGCGTATAATGTGGAAGTTTTCTAAAAAAGATTTGAAAGCAGTTTTAAAATACGATCCCTTAAACTTGCTTTAATAACTTTTAAGAACTTGATACCAGGTTTTTACTTGGTATCAGGATCTTAAAATATAAGATCAAATACTATATTGACAGATTGGTTATTATAGTATTTAATACAAACAAACAACAAAGGGTATAAAATGACAAACATCGTTCAAGTAAATTTAGAATGCTTCGGCTTTAGAGAGCTTGATATTGCAAGTAAATTATTGGCTGCGGTTTCTAAATATGGTTATCCTGAAGATTTTTCAGACTCTGGAATATCTTTAGCTTTTAACACAAACTCTGGTTATGTTTTTTTAACAAATGACGATTATCAGGTTTTATTGTTAGAAGATGGCAAGTTAAAAATATTAAATGAAAATGAGGAGGCAGCATAAATGAAAACTTTTGCTGATATAAAAAGAAAATTTAAAGATAATATTGTTTTAACATGCTACCAACATGACTTTAAAAATGACTTTAAATTTTTAAATGTACCGAGAAAAATTGCAAAACTACAAACTAATGCAATTATGTTTGAGGGTGGATCTTGGCTTTACTTTGGTAAAGCTAGTAGCTGGATCGTAATAGATGAAAATAAATTTAAAGTTAAATTTTCTGATGATAAATTTATTTATTATAAAATTGATGAAGTTAAACAACAGGAGGCTGCATAAATGACAATTAAAATTTTTATGCAAGTAATTATTTCATTAATAATAATATATTTATTATGGCTTGGCTTTGTAATTGCGGATCAATTAGACCAGGTTATAATAAATATGCTAGGAAGATAAACAACAAACAATGAAAGGGGAATAAAATGAACAGTAAAAAATACTTACAAGAACAATTTAAAAAACTTACTAATACAAAATATGGTTTTAGCATAAAAATATTTGATGGATTTGGTAATTTTACCAATCAAATGGAGCTAACACCAAATAGAGCTATAGAGTTATTAGAAGTATTAAAACAAAAACAACAGGAGGTATTATAATGTATCTGGACATAGAGAATATTATACTAAAAATTGAAAGTAAAAATAACTTATTCAAAAGAATAAGCCATCTTAACAACGATGAAAGATTGTATTTAATTATTAATTTAATGGAGCATATAATTAAACTTAATAATGAATTGCAATTTAAAAGTAATCAGGAATGAATAACATTATTAAAGACAAAAGATTTAAAGAGTCTTTGCGAATGTATATTCAGGATCATATAAACCATACTGGAGGTTATCCAATTTATTTTAATTATGATAACAAGCAATACGATTTAACCTCCAGTAAATTACATAAACTTGCTGTTAAATTAAGACCAAAAAGATGATTGAATTATTTTTAGAGCTTGGCTTTTATGGAACAATGACTGCCATAATACTTGGCTTGGCAATTACTATACTATTTTACGATTGATTATCTAATTGCTTTTGCTCGACTATCTTTGCTTCCTCTGCTTCCATATCAATAAACTTTTTTTCTAACGAGGGATCGTCAAGCCAACTAACTGTGATCTGTTGCCTGATATTGCTTTGACTAGGTTTATTATCCGAGTATAGATCAGACAACTTCGAGGCTAAAAACTTTACAAAGTTAGCCTTATCTCTGGTCCACATTATAACATTATTATCTAGCCTATTGCTTTGTATATCAGTCTCATAAACCATTAACAGTTTATCGATTAAAGTTTGTATTCCATTTTTACGAGCTTCCATCACTACCTTTTCTAGCTCTGGGTTTTTTTTTAATAAGGCATAAAATTTCGTCAAGCTGATGGGTAAGAGTTTTTGCTTGGTAAAAATTTCTGTAAGTGTTATTCCTTCTGTTAGCTGCTCTACTATGGTAGATACTTGGCTCTCTGTTAATAATAATTCTTGGTTTGAGTTTTTCAAAGTAATACTGTCTGACATGTTCTATGGGTTTATCCTTAAATTGCTTTAAATTATATAGTAATTTAATCCTGGATTCATCTGTAAATTTTGGCTTGTTTAATCCACCTCTACCTGCTCTATCTTTAAAGCCAAAGAAATTAGAGTGTTGGCTTCCATGAAACCTACAAAGATACTTTGGATGTCCCTCCTTTGTAAATGAATTAGTTAAAAACCCTTTGGCATAACAAGGTTTTTTAGTTCTTCTTGTAAGAGCCATACAGAAGATCCTTTTAGATTTAAAACCACCTTTCATTTACCTGGCTTGATGTTATTCCTTTTGTTATAATTAATTTTATTTCTATAATTGGAATTGCTAAACTTCCTTACCCTCTCTAAAGTTTTTGACACATCCACTTGCCTTGCTTTTAATTCATGATCCAAATCCTTTCTAAATTCTAGTGCAAGTTTATAATAGTAAGGGTGGGTTTTAGATAGACTATTAAAGTCTTGCAGCGATAGACCATTAAGGGATTTTAAAAGACTATCCTTATTACCTTTATGTATGTTTATTAATCTATCTATCTTATTATTAAAACCTAATTTAGTTCTATTAAGATAGTTATATGAAGATGGTTCTATTAATACATTGCTATTAGAAACATCCATGTGTCTATTAGAAACATCCATGTTGCTATTAGAAACATCACTCAGATATTTTACCATAAATACCTTGTTAATTGTGTATAAGTTTGTTGATGGTAGCCTTTTTTTTGCCACAATATTACTTTGCATTAATAAACAAATGCACCTATAAACAGTTGTTCTACTTAAACCTAAAATCTTTGCAATGAGAGATAGCCTGGGATAGCACCTACCAGTATTGCTGTCCGCAAACCTCATTAAAATCATAAAAACCGCAAGGCACAGAGCTTTCTTCCTCTCTGGCAGACATAAATAACTAGGATGTTCAAACAAAGACACAGGTATTCTAATATGAGGAATGTATTTACCTTTATTTTTTAGCATATTTACATACCTTTTCATGTTCTTCATGCAAGGATCGTAAAACACCTACATAATCCCCCTCTAAAACCACCTCTAAATCCGATTTAAAAGGCAATAGACGCTGTACTTTGAACTCCATCCTACCCACACCTACTCCCTCCTTATAAAACACCAAAAAACAAGGTATATTTAAGGCTTTGGCTATGGTCTCAACAATGGTGGTTGTTTTGTAGTATTTACCTACATCGTACACAGTTTCTATTACAGCAAGTGGTTGCCAACATCCTTTGTTAATGCAGCATTCAACAGAGTCAATATCAATCATTCCTATATTTTCGTGCCTACGATGCCACTCGGAATATTTTGTGCCTCTATTAAAGTAATTCCATCTAGCCATTCTCTACCTCCTTAATAGCTAAAGCAATCTGTCTTGCAATTTGTGGTACAATAGAATTACCTAGAGCTTTTATTCTATTTATTCTACCTTTGTCCAATTCATAGGATACCCCATTAGGAACTCCACAAATTCTGGATTGAGTTTGCCACCATTTTCTTTTCCCTGATTTATAAAAACTGTCAAAGGCATTCCTCCCTGTTTGTATTTCTTCGTTCTCTCCGATGCTGAGTCTTGCGTTGGAGTTGGATAAAGTTTCATAAATGCTGGTAGCATTATCTGATGTCCCTTTTTCTTTATGTTCCTTGCATACTCCCCATTGTCTTTTACATCTTGTTTCCACATTCCCTGAGTTGGAGTTGGAAACATCATTTGATAACGCACTCTCGCTGAGAGATTTGACATTTTCATTTTTTTTCTTTTTTCTGTCATATTGTGTATGGTTTCTGGCATTGTGCGGTCTTCGTATGATGCAGGAGTTGGCAATAATCCACACTCGTTTTCTTTGATGCCATGCACCGATGCCTGAAGCTGGAATAACAAGACATTGGACTTCGAAACCCTCGTTTTCCAAATCAGTTTGCACCTGTCGGAGTACCAAGCCATTGTTGATGTTAATAATACCCTCAACATTTTCTCCAATAACCCATCTTGGTTTGACTTCTC